TTAAACTGGCCGCAACAGTATTATTAGGACAGTAGTAATTACCAGGTGTTTTATAGCCAGTTAGATTTGCTCCATTTGGTATTGCGGTCCCCCCAGACAGTTTATAATAACCTTCTAAATTGCTATTTGGGGTTAAAATAAAAGTTGCACACAAAACACATTTATTTTTGATATAATAGAGATAACAAAAAGTGTGTAATCAAAGCATGTACCGCCGGGTGGAGCAGTCTGGCAGCTCGTCTGGCTCATAACCAGAAGGTCGGGGGTTCGAATCCCTCCCTGGCAATTGGCTCAAAAGAGCCGTCCCCTTTCAAAATTTAACAAAAAGCACCAGTTAGACTATTCCTAGCTGGTGCTTTTTCGTGTGTGAAATAGGTGATAGTATGGCATTAGTTGAAATTAAGTGTAAAAAATGTGGGCGCCTCCTTGGTAAATTTGAAGGAAAGGGCGAAATAAAGTGCCGTAAGGTGGAGTGTGGAACCATTAATAGGTTTGATACAGAGACTGGAGAACAGACATATGTGGTCCATAAGCATACACCGATGAAGGCCCGCAAGTCAAGCAGCGGAATGACATTTGGTTATTAAGAGAGAAGGTGATTGCCATGTCGGTGATTAATCCCATGCCAGACGGTCCTGGATTGGCTGGTAGGCTTGAAATTTTTATAGACCCTGTGGAAATTACGGAAAACAATATTGTGGATATTTTGACCGATTGCATGGCTATCCATAATCAAAATGTCTTGGATATGAATTATTTATTTGATTATGAACGGGGGATTCAGCCGATACGTGACAGAGAAAAGAAATTCCGGGAAGATATCAATGTTAAGGTGGTCGAGAATGGGGCCGCTCAAATTTTAGATTTCAAACTGGGTTATGAGTTTTCCGCTCCGATTACATTTGTACAACGTGCTAACCGTGATTCTCATGGGGACCACCAGAAAAAAGAAGATAATCGTATTTCTCTTTTTAATCAAATGATGGAAGAAGAAGGAAAAGCGGAGGTAGACCTTAAATTAGCCCGAGATTTTAAAACATGCGGCGTTGGGTATCGAATGTTCCAGCCCAAGAAAGATGTTGAGGATTTATCTCCATTTGAAATGACAGTATTAAACCCAAGATGTGCTTTTGTTGCTAAATGGAATGACGCATTTAGAAAGCCGGCATTAGGCGTTTCGTTTGTCCGGAATGTGGATGGCTCCATAAGATATGGTTGCTACACAAAAGAGTGGTATTTTGATGTTTATGGAGACAATGTAGTTAAAACACGAAATATCATAAGAGAAATTCCCATCATTGAATATGTTAACGACCATACAAGAATGGGATGCTTTGAAAGAGTCATTCCACTTCTTAATGCCATTAACATTATTAACTCAGACCGAATCAATGATATTGTTCAGCATGTCCAGTCATTGCTGTGGATGAACAATGCAGAGATTGATGAAGAACAATATAAAATACTTAAAGAAGATGGAATTATTCAGACGCTTTCCAAGGATGGAGTGCAGGCCAGTATTAAATATCTTGAGAGTGTATTAAATCAGGCAGAAACTCAGTCATTAGTTGATTATGATTATGGGCGCGCACTCGAAATTACAAATGTTCCTAACAGACAAGATGCCGGTGGGGGAAGTACTACCGGTTCAACCAATCTGTCTTCTGGTTGGATGGCCGCTGATATGGCAGCCAAAAGTGCTGAGACACTATTTTCAGGAAGTGAGAACCGTTCTAACCGAGTGGCCCTGGCTATTATTCGAAATAGCGCCGATGTCGCTGATGATATGAAGGATTTGAGGGTATCAGATATTCAGCCTAAGTTCAGTAGGAACAAGACGTATGATTTGGCAACTAAGTCCAATTCTTTAGCGACACTACTGAAAAGCGGAATTGATGCACTGAGAGCAATTGAAACCGTTGGATTGTTTACTGATCCGCAACAGGTATATGAGGATTCCAAGGAAATGGTCAGGGAGATGCAGCAGGCAGCGGCTAAAGGCAAAGGCACATCCACGGACCCTGAAAAACAGCCAGAGGACTTTAAACAAACAGATGTGAAACCCCAACCAAGTGAAGTAACAGAGGAATTTAATGAATGAGCTAATAAGTTCTTTAACAGGGGCTTCTTTTTTATGCCAGGGAAGGCTTAAATCGCAAAGTAATGTGGAAAGAACCACTATAAAAATGCAAAGTTTCAGTCGGAGATGACTTAAAAGCGCAGAAAGTGAGGAATTGGTATGGATTGGAGTCAGATTTTGGGTGACGCATACGTAGATGGCATGACAGACGAGGAGTGCCAGGCAAAATTCAACGAATTATATGTTCCGAAGTCGCAGCATGAAACAGTGCTTCAGAAAGAGAAGGCTTTCAGAGATAATCTGGCGAAAGAAAATGCAGATTGGAAACGCAAGTACCGGGAGAAGCAGACTGAGGAGGAGCGCAGAGCAGAGGAACTGGCGGAGCAACAGGCTAAAAAGGATGCAGAGTTTGGAAATTTGCAACGTGAGTTAAATATCATAAAGATGTCAAAGCAATATATGGGCATGGGTTATGATGAGGAATTTGCTACTGAAACTGCGACCGCCTTCATTGATGGGGATATGGAAACCGTGTTCTCAAACCAGAAGATTTTTTCTGATAATCTTCGCAAAACTATTAAATCTGACTTAATGAAGGACATGCCTAATCCTCCAGCAGGCAACGATACAAAGATTGATTATTCAAAGCAGATTAATGAAGCCAGGGAGAAGAATGACATGGTTGCTATGGCTGCATTAATCCGGCAGCAGGCAGAGTCCAATGCACAAAAATAATATTTAAGGGAGATTGAGAAAATGGCAGATAAATATGCAACAAGTTTTGAAACGCCTAATTATTCAGGCATGTTATTTAATAAGGGGAATACGAAAACCCCATTAAGCACCATGATTGGTGCTCGGAAGAAATATACCGGAAGCGTGGAGTTTGTAACAGGTCAGGAATATGAAACCGCACAGGGGTCACAGCCGGAAATCTCCGAGAATGCTTCCTTGAACGCTCCTGACTCCTCTATCATTACTAGAGAACAGAAGACCAATGTTACTCAGATTTTCCAGGAGACTGTTGGTATTTCCTATGCTAAGGAATCAAACATGGGCACTCTGAGCGGATTAAATGTTGCTGGTCAACAGGCGAATCCAGCCAGCGAGTTGGACTTCCAGGTGGCAGCCAAAATGGCTAAGATTGCTCAGGACATTGAGTACACATTTATAAATGGTGTTTATCAGAAGTCAACCAATGATTCTATCCCCAATAAGACAAGGGGATTGCTTCCGGCGATTGAATCAAATGTAATTGATGCTGAGGGAAAGCCGTTGTCCTTCTTGATGCTGTGTGAGCTTCTGAAGCTTATTGAGGATTCCAATGGTTCGTTGGATGACCTGATTGTAGGATTAGACTCTACAAGCCGTATGCAGTTGAATGTGGATGCAGCGACAAATGGGTTGACCATCGCAGAGGGTAACAGAACAGTGAATGGCATTGCAGTCGATACCGTTCTAACTCCTCTTGGTGTGGTCGGATTGAGGAATTTAAAGTATCTTCCATCAGGTACTATTGTCACTTTTGATCCTGACTATCTGTCTCCAGTCGAAATGATTGTTCCTGGAAAGGGCAACTTCTTTATGGAAGAGCTGGCCAAGGTTGGTGCCGGAAAGAAAAATCAGATTTTTGGTCAGATGGGCCTGGACCATGGTCCGGAATGGTATGCAGGAAAGATTACTGGACTGTCTACTGTTATGCCTAAAGAAATGGTGCGTACGGTTAAAGTATACAATTCTGGTATTGATACTCCGGAATCCCTTGGAGAATTATCGATTGTATCTGCTGCCGGCACCAATGTAGGCGATACCAAAATAACAGTAACGCCTGCCAAAGATTCAGGGAATAGTTATAAATACAAAGTAGCTGGAAGCCCAACGCTTCCCGTGCTTAATCAGGTGTGTACAACTGGTTATACGGCATGGGATGGCACCGCAGATATTACTGCGGTGAGTGGTCAGAAAATAGTTGTAGTTGAAATCGATGCGGACAATAAAGCAAAGAAAGCCGGTATGGCTGTAGTGGTTTCCAAGGCTTAGTAATGGTGTATGCACTCCCAGGGCGTAAGCGTATTCTGCAAGCGCTCTGGGGCTCATGATAAGGAGTTTGGCAGATGGAGGAATTATTGAAGGAAATCTTAAAAGATTTAACAATTGAGTTGAAAGATGATTCCAATTATGATAGTGACATTTTGTCTGTCAAAATTAAAGGCGCTATTAGAGAGGTGATGGGGAGGAGAAGATACCAGGCACATCATACGAAGGAATTTATTAAGGATGATATGAATAATTACTATTCAAATATCAAACGGCTTTCTTTGTATGATTATAATCAAACAGGGGTAGAAGGGCAGACAAGCCATAGCGAGAATGGAATCAATCGGTCCTGGTCGGAAAGGGAAAAGTGCCTGGATGGTATAGTACCATTTGCAAAAGTACTGTGAGGTGGAGTGATGCGTTCTTTGAGAAAAAACAATCAACGTCTTTGGTATGCAACCTACAAAGGAAAGAAACCTATACTTGACGAAGATGGCTATGAGACAGGGGAAACTTTTGCAAGCTATAGTGTACCTGTGATTTTTCATGCCAATTTATCGGCTGCCAAAGGAATTGCTGGAACGGAAGCTTTTGGCGTCACTGTGAATTATACAAAGACAGTAAGCACATCTGATGTAAACCTTCCAATTGCTGAAACCTCACGGATATGGTATGAAACGGATCCGGTATTAAATGATGATGGTACAGCGGATGGTGACAGTGCGGATTATTCTGTGGAGCAGATTGCAAAATCATTGAATGGACTTATGATTGCGCTGAAGAAATTACCAAAGAACACGGGGTGATGGCTATGCCAAAGAAAATCAATGCACAGTTATCTGTTTCGAGCATAAATCATGCCATCCAGGAAGTGAAGCAGTATAAAACTGAATTAAACCGGAAGGTGACTTTTCTGTGTCGAAGATTGTCCGATTTAGGGCAGATTACAGCAGTGAAATATGCCGGGCAATCTCCTCTGGGAAACACGGTTAGGATTACCACGAATATCAGTCCTGTGGCTGCAGGATGTAAAGCGGTCGTGGTTGCTGTTGGACAAACAAAAACTTCTCCAGGCTATGAGCCGGTGAACACATTGCTTCTCATTGAGTTCGGTGCCGGTATTCGTTATAATTCTCTACCCAATCCAAGGGCTGGTGAATATGGCATGGGCGTAGGAACGTATCCAGGCCAGATGCACGCCTTTGACCCTGCCGGCTGGTATTATTGGGGAGAGGATGAAAAATGGCATCATTCCTATGGAGTTAAGGCTACGATGCCAATGTACAATGCGGCAAAGACAATCCAGGAGCGAGTGGTCCAGATTGTAAGGGAGGTGTTCTCCTCATGATTGATAGGGCAAATGAAGTATTTACCCGAGTAAAAAAGGTGGTGCAGCCACTTTGTAAGGATGTTGGTCAGAGTACAGAGGATACACCGTCTGTACTACCATATTTAGATTTTAATCAGGCGGATAATCCTGTACATAATCGTTCTGTGACTCTGGAATCAATAGAGAATGCCGTGGTTCCAATGGTGGAACTTACTGTCTATACAAAAGGGAACGGTAAATTGGCGTCTGGTAAGAAAATATTAGGCCTGGCTGACACCGAGATGCAGTCAATGATGTTTCGAAGGACATTTGGGCCACAGAAAGTAGTTAACGCTGCAGATACAAGCGTTTGTAGGGTGATATCCAGATACACAAGGGTTATTGGGAAAGATGATGTCCTGTAAAGAAGTATAACCATAAAACAATCGAGCGCCATCGAGCGCCTTTCAAGAGAGATATAGGAGGGTGCTATAATTATGGCAACAAGTTTAAAATCAAGAATTATTGTAAAGGAACATGCTGAGGATGGAACGATTGCTGGCGAGTATAAATTGCTTCTGAGGGCTAAGACAATTCCATCCCCTATCCAGGAACCAAATACTGTAGAGAAAACCGATTTGGAGGATGAGGCCCAGACTTATGAAATGGGTATTTTTCAGTCCGGCTCAATAAGTGCAGAGGGAAACATGGAGCGGTCCTATATGAAGTCCATTGGAGAAATGAATGGCAAAAAGGTGGATATTATTCATTTGTACGGTACAGACGGTCTTGGTAGTGTGGGAAAATATGCCTATATCGCCCAGGTGGTTGCGAAGCCCAATGATATTGGGGGGAATGACGAGATTTTGGGAATGACAGCCATCCTTGTGCCGAATAGTGTTCCAAAGGATATAACGGATGATTATACAGTAACTGTAAAAGGGGCGGATGATGCCCTGACATTTACTGTGGCTACCAAGACTCAAATTTAATATAAGATGAACATAATATTAGGGGGTGCTTAAGTGCGTCCCCTTTTTTTCTTTTAGTAGATTTTTAATTGAAAGAGAGGATTTAAGTATGTACAAAGTAATGAAAATAGGTGGTAAGGATTATAAGATTGAGTTTGCTGTTGAGGCGGCATTATATGATGGATGTGTGTCCTCCGTTATGGAACTTATTGGAGGGATGGCGGTTGCAGCCAGTGAAAAAGAAATCAAAGGAATCATTGCAGGTATGGCAAATATTCCTCAGACTGCATTAACACTGTTTTATGCAGGTCTGATGGAGCATCATGGTGATTCTGGAGATAGGACAATAATGCAGATGACAGATGCTAAAAATCTTATTATTCAGTATTTCAAAGAACATCCAGGTGATAGTTTTTATGACATCATGAATCTTATGATGGACCAGATGGGGGAAGACGGTTTTTTCGAGCAGATAGGCTTGGAGAAGATGATGAAAAAATACTTCCCAGAGGCCATGAAGAAGAACGAATCGGAAACAGTAACAACGATTCCTCAGGACCACAAACCCAAAACAAAAAAGGCCTCAGGGAAATAATTTTAGGTGAGTTATTTCCTCTTGCTTTAAGGGCTGGCATCTCAAGGAAAGAGTTCCTTCATATGACTCCGGCGGATATCAGGGAACATATTCAGGCGTATATGGAGAATCGCCGGGATAGTATCCAGCAGTTAGAATATGCAGCATGGTTGAATGGAATCTACGTGGTACGTGCAATTGGGTGCACATTTGGAAACAAGAAGTATCCTGAGAACCCAATCACGGCAGGAAAAACCTTGACTGAAGAGGATGTTAATCCGGATGATCCTGAGAAGAATGAGCGGATTGCTGTAGCCGAGATGGCAATGTGGGCATCTTCTTTACGAAATCAAGGTCTCCCTGAAACAAATACATAATTCGAGCGCCCATGAGCGCCAAATGAAAGGTTGGTGAAATCATGGGCGAAAGTTTTGAATCTTTAGAAATAGAGATATCAGCGCAGGCTAATAATGCCAACGCGGCACTGGATGGTCTGGTAAAGAGATTGCAAAAGGTATCCACGGCCCTGCTTGGAGCGAACGGGGCTGGCCTGTCAAATTTAGCAAAAGGCGTAAGTCAGTTGTCTGCCTCCATGCAAACCATGAGCGGAATCAAGAGTACAGATTTTAACCGAATCGCCAAAGGTATAAGCAAGTTTGGAGGTATTAATTCTTCTGCAATTCACTCAGCTTCTAATGCGCTGGTACACCTAGTAACGTCTTTGAATGGAATAGGTACGGTAAATTTTGATGCTGGGAGTCTCATTAACCTTGCTTCTGCAATTTCTAAGCTTGGTGGTGTGAAGGCCGGACAGGCAACCTCCAACCTACCACAGATTAAAAAGGATTTGATTGGTTTTATTCAGGGATTGAATGGGTTAAAGGCCATTGAATTTGACATGACCGGACTGTCTTCTCTGGTCGGCTCCATTTCTAAGCTTGGAGGAAAAGCGGCCACCAATGCGATACCAAATATACAGAATTTAGGAATTGCACTAAAAGGCATGATGCAGACACTTGCAAAGGCTCCCAAGGTAAATCAGAACCTTATCCAGATGGCAAATGCAATGGCGGCGTTGGCAAGTAATGGCTCTAAAGTGAGCAGTGCCACGAAAGGCGTTGTTAATGGATTGAGAACTTATCACTATGCTGCTGATCGGGCTCACAAGAGTTCAAAGAATCTGGCATCTTCCATTGGCATGCTTTATGCTAAGTTCTGGGTGGTCATGAGGGCATTTAGAGGACTCTGGAAGTCCGTAGAATCATCCATGGATTATCTGGAGACAGTGAACTACTTTGATTCTGCTATGGGGCAGATTGCGGATAATGCGGAGGAAACCTGGAAGCAGGCCGGATTTGCATCTGCTGAGGCATATGCAGATTCGTTTGGTAGAAAAGCAAAGGAACTTACCAAGAAAATGACAGGATTCAGTATTGGCGATGATGGTAGCCTAACGGCCACTAATACGCCAAATTTTGGACTGAATCCAGAAAAGTTATTGAATTATCAGGCTACCTATGCCCAAATGGCAAGTTCTATGGGAGTTGCGTCCGGGACCGCTATGAAGTTATCCAACGCCCTGACAATGATAGGTGCAGATCTGGCTTCTGTAAAGAATCTGGAATTTGAATCAGTATGGGAGAACATGGCATCCGGTATGGTGGGAATGAGCCGCGCCGTTGATAAGTATGGTATCAATCTGCGTAATGCCAATATGCAGGAAGAACTTTACCGGCTTGGCCTGGATATGAAAATCTCAAAATTGGGCCAGGCAGACAAGGCAGTATTGCGTACCATCATGATACTGAATGCATCAAAGTATGCCTGGGGTGATTTGGCTACTACCTTAGGAAGCCCGGCCAATCAGCTTCGTATGTTGCAGGCCGGTTTTGCCAATCTGGCCAGGACTATCGGTGGTTTACTGCTTCCTATCGTGGCAAAGGTACTGCCCTATATAAATGCCCTTGTGGTGGCCATACAGCGATTATTTTCATGGATAGGTGGATTAATTGGCATCAAGCTTGGAAGCCTTAATACGTCCATCGGCGGGGCTGCTGTTGATATGGGAGATTTTGCCGACAGTGCGGATGATGCCGCTGGCGGCTTGGGGGATGCAGCAGATAACGCCAAAAAACTGAATAAGCAATTGGCTGGTTGGCATGAGCTTGAGAACATGACCAGCAAAGAAGATTCTTCCGGTGGCGGTGGCGCTGGTGGCGGCGCCGGTGGTGGAGGACTGCTGGATGATGCTTTGAATGATGCCCTGGCTGATTATTACGCTGCATGGGATGCCGCCTTCGCCGGAATGGAAAATACGGTCAATGATATGGCAGACAAGGTATGTGCGGCCTTTAAGCGCATATGGGATACTGCAGAGCCTACCAGGGAGGCACTAAAGCGGCTCTGGAACGAAGGATTGGCGGAGTTTGGCAATTTCACATGGACAGGCCTGAAGGACTTCTGGGATTATTTTCTGGTCCCGCTTGGCAAATGGACATTAGGGGAAGGTCTGCCCAGGTTTATAAACATAACGAATGATTTTCTGACTTCTATCAACTGGTCGGATATTAATGATGCGCTTAAAAATTTCTGGCAGGCACTGGAACCATTTGCTGAAAATGTTGGGATGGGTCTGATAGATTTCTATGAGGACTTGACTAAGATAGGCGCAAACTTTATCAACTCAACAGTTCCAAGCGGAATTAATAAACTGGCAGAAGCATTAAGAAAAATTAACCCTTCAACAGCAAGGGACATAGGCTATGGATTGGGAATTGTGGCTACGTCATTGTTGACATTTAAGGGAATCCAGAGCATATCTACAGGAATAGATAAATCTGGGAAAGCATTAAAAACCATGTTTTCAATTCTGGGGCCGTTTAAGTATGTAGCAATTGCATCTGGCATTGCTGGTCTTGTATTGGCCCTGGATAAGTTCGGTTACATAGATGTTGACTGGAACACGCTGTCAAGTGCTTTCGGAAAATTGGCCAAAGCCTTAGGGAAGTTTGCTGTTGGAATTGGAAAGGGGCTCATTTCGTTTATCGATGGTTTCCTGAGGGTTATGTCCCCTGCACTGGAAGGGCTTATAAATGGGGCGGCAAAGGCCCTTGATGGGCTGGGGAGCGTTTTGAACGCAATTCCAGAAAGGGTAATAGAAGGGCTGACCGGAGCATTTGCAAGTTTCTTTACTGCATGGGTTACATATAAAGGGGTAAATACCGTAATTTCTGGTGTAAGAGGGGCAATAGAATCAATCAGCCCAGTCATGAAGAACTTTGGTATGGTTATTGAGGGTATAGGTGCAACAGGAAGCATATTGGATGGATTGGCTTATGCTTTTGGGCCGGCAGCACTTGGGGGCATCCAATTTACTGCTATTGCCGGTGGATTATTATTCATTGCTCAAAAGATGGCCCAGGTCACAGAAGAGGCTGCGAAAAACTCTGCTATTGGTCAGTTTGCGGATGCCATTAGCAATCTTAATGATGAAGTATCGCAGAAAACAGACCAGATACAAACCAGTCTTGCGAACACACGGAGAGATATTGAGACTACTGGGGTAGCCGAAACACAGATTGCGAAGGACTTAGCAAGAGAATATGAAAATCTGTCAAGCAAATCAGAATTGACGGCTGATGAACAATCGCGCATGAGAGATATATCTAGCCAGCTTGTAGAATTGGTCCCTGGACTAAGTAAATACATTGATGAACAGACCGGGTTCCTTGATGTGCAAAACGATACCTTGGCAGCTCTGATAAAAAATCAAGAGCTATATGCGCAGAAGCAAGCGGCAGAAGGGTTGTTAGTAGATGCCTACAGGCAACAATACGAGGCTCAGAATAATGCCACCAAAGCACAGGAAGATTATGATAAGGCCATGGATGTGTTTTTAAAAAAATCTGGACTTACTGCAAAGGCGTTAGAAGATATTAAAAATGGGGTTCTTGATGTAAGTAAAATACAATCTGGCTTGGGAGCTGCAACGCTTAACGGGGAAGTATTTAATTTGGAGGCGTATGGCTTTAAAACAAATGAACTTGGTGTTTTTAGAAAAGCGGTAGAAGATTTATCAGAGGCTGAACGTGAACATAAGAAAGTCGTAGAAGAGGCTGGACAGGCAGAGCAAGATGCAAGCGATAATCTTAAACTTGTTCAGGGTACAATTGCAACAGTAAACGAAGTGCTGAAAGATAATAACAATTTATTATTGGAAAATGAGAAGAGTACAACTGAGTTCCAGCAGACGTTTAGTGACCTAAAAGGTGAATTTTCAGATTTGGGAGTAGCTATATCAGATGAATTTCTTGATAAATTGGCTCTGGATGATACCGGTCTTGCGGAAGATGTTATAGCAATATTTGATACCCTGAAAAATCAGACAGAAGTATCAGGGGAAGAACTGACACAAATATTTATCCGTTTAGGATTTAAGGTTCCAAAGGGATTTGCTGATGCGTTATCAAAACAATCTCCTGAGGTAAGAACATCGTTTGTATCATTGTTTGCTAATTTAAGTGCTGGGGTTCCGGCAGATGCTGAGCAGCTTAATAGTGCTTTCCAGACGCTTGGATACGGTTTACCGGATACATTTATTGAAGCATTATCTACAAAAGATGCTAATTTGCAGGCCAAAACTATTGAATTGTTGGGTATGGTTGAGGGAGGGAAAAAGTTAGCAGAAGGCAATCTGATTGAGGCATTTAAGAATTTGGGTGTAGATATTGTGGAATCCGGATTAGTGGCCTCGCTTACCTCTGAAACGGTAACTGCTGAAACACAGCAATCAGCAATTAACTTATTGGCTAAACTGATTGATGCTTCTGATGCGGAGAGGGGACCATTAATAGAGGAATATAACAGTCTTGGTATTGGCATTATCGATAGTGGTCTTATAGCATCATTGAAATCTAAGGAAACAGATGTAAATTCAGCAGGAACCAATATTGTAAAAGAAACTGTTTCTGGAGCAATTACCGAATCTAAGCGAACCGGGAGCGGAACAGTTGAGGAAGCTGCCCAAAATGCTATTGACGGATATGTAGGAAAATTGAGATCTGTAGATACGAAACGCAGGCTACTTCAAACAGGTATAGAATTTGCGCAAACATTTGTTGACGGCATTAAAGAAGGACAGGATTCTCATTCTCCTTCAAAAGCTACGGCCAAACTTGGTGATTATGCGGTTGATGGATATGTGGGTAAGATATCGTCCAATAAGATACAGAGTAATTTGTTTGATACAGGCTTTCAGATGGCTCAGAGAATGATTCATGGTTTGCAACAAGGGCAGAAATTTGACTCTTTCAGTAGTTCGATGACAATGCTGGCAAAAAATGCTATTCAGGCCTTTAATCAAGGACTATCCGATGACATGTTTTCTTCTTTCCGGTTTGCCGACCAATGGTCAAATGGTCTAGTGAAAAGGTTTGGATTTCAGGAATCAGAAACCTGGATGAAGAATATAGCTGAGGATTTTGGTAGATATCAACTCGACCCAATGTTTACGGAAGGACTGGACATTGGTGTTAAGTTTAATATGGCTTCGGTTCCTAAGACTGGTGATTTAAGTTCGTCTATATCCATGGAAATCCAAAATGCTATTTCAGATGCGACATACTCTGCTGCGGTTGGCATATTGGAAGAAATGAAGGATGCTGTAAGAGAAGGTATGAGTGAGGCGGATGTTAAAGCGGTGATGGATTCGGATGCGGCTTTTTCTGCTATGCAAAGGAAGAGTAGGGAATTTAGAAAGCAAAGTGGAAGGCCGGCATTTGACTATTAATCCAAGTTGTTTCACCCCTCCCTGTATGTTATAATGGTTGTATATTACATGGGAGGGGATTTTTATGAGAAAATTAGTTGTATTGTTACTATGTTGTTTGGCACTAGGGGGATGCGGAGAAACAAAAAAATCCATAAAGGAATCTACGGAAGTTGAAACTGTTGCTAAAAAAAAGGTAATAACAGAGACAACGGAAGAAATGGTAGCAAAAAGCAAGGAAGATATATTTGATGATTTTAAATCAGAAGTAATGGAGCATTCTAAAAATGTAACTGCTAGTGATGAGGCGTTATTATTAGCCTTGAATTATTTTGAAGAATCGTATTATGATGTGAGAAATCTTAAGGAATGGCCGAGCGATGATGTGGATTTTTTTACAAAATTCATCCATGCAATTTCCTATTTAAGCCTTAACTTTGATGACGGTTCAGTTGGGAGAGATATTGGGGATAAAGGGTGGGATGCCATAAAGTCTTTAATGCTGGAACCTACCGATTTTATCGAAAAGATGGATGAATTAAAAATAGCCTATGAGATAACAGGGAACAATCTTTACCAAATAAAATATTCCCAAGGACAATATAAAGTAGGGGTTGATATTCCATCAGGCGAATATGTAATATTATCAACTGGCGGAAAGGGTTATTTTGCAGTTACATCTGATAGCAATGGGAATGATATTATTGCAAACGAAAATTTTGATTATAATTCTATAATTGCAATTAATGATGGAGAATATCTTGAATTATCAAGAAGCGAAGCTGTTCCTATAGATGATGTTAGTTCTCTTCCATTAGATAAAGCTAATATGTTTAAAATAGGGCCACATCTTCCCGCAGGAGAATATAAGCTTTTAGCCGATAGCGAAAAGGCATACTATTGTATTTATAATGATGATAGACAGGATGATATTGAAGCAAATGATAATTTTAGTGGGCAATCCTATGTTACGGTATCGGATGGGCAATATTTGTTATTAAGTAGATGCCATATTGAACAATGATTTGTATTTTCACATTGATAAAAATTA